CTTTACATAAATCCTGGTAAGCCTCTGAGCGATACGCTTCTCTTTCTTGCGCCCCAAGACTTTGCTCCGATGATTCAGACATTTTAATAGCTTTGAGGCTTGATTTAAATGCCTCAAGCTCCGCAAGCTCACCCTTCGCTTTTGCATACGCAGGCGCAGTTTTGAAAATGAAATCAATCGCATCGTTTGGATCATAGTCTTTCATAACAATTCCATCTGTAATTCATAATTTTCTTTTCCCCATTGGTCTGCCATAGCATCAGCAACCCCTTGAAAAGTTACACTTCTTGCTTTGGCCCTTGCGCCATTTTTAAGAGGTAACTTAGAAGTTTCATAATACCATTTTGACATTCTATTGCCACTTTTAGATATAACAACTTCGCCTTTTTCTACAATATTGGTAGGCTTTAATAAAGGTAAATTTTTAAGCCACAAACAAGTAGCTTTTGTGGTAGGAAAACCAAATTGCCACGGCTGTATGATTTGATCTGGTTTCCGGTAATGACTGCTCATAATTCCAATAGGATTTTCTATAGCTATTCTTGGGATTGGCATATTTGCTATTTGCATAAAAAAATCAATAGCATCTTTTCTTTGTTGATGTCTTTCAGGGAAACGATCTGCAAACTCAGGCTTGAACCATTTATTGCCCGTCAATGTCAAATAAGTGCATGGTGGAAAAGCAATTAGCAAATCCCAATTATCTGTAATGATGTCCATTACATCACCTTCATAATGTGGACCAGGTACATCGGTAGGAGCTAGATCACAGCTCATAGCATCGTGCCCCCCCCTAATGAACGCATCTCTAACCCTACCAGAATATTCGCAAGCAACCAACACTCTCATTTAAGAGCAAGCCAAAGACCAATTTGACTAAACGCATAACCTAACCAAATAATTGCATTAGGAAATGCACCCTTGCGTAATTGCAATACTCCGACCATTAGATAACCCATGCCGGTAGCAGCAATAATTGTTTTTTCAAGCATCTTTCCCCCTAGAAAGTGTATTTGTATAAGTCTAAATCTTTTTCAAACAACTTGGCAACTTTATTTTTTTCCTTATCTGTGTATAAGTTTTTATACAACTCGTGATCTGATTTGTTATCAACATCCAAAGTAACACCAAAATCTACAATGTCTTGAATGGGCTTAAAATCGTTATCTAAGCTCTCTGTTCGCAAAAGATGAGTTACCCCATTGGGTATCCATTCAAATTGATTGGTGGTCGTTTTAAACCAATGCAAAGTATCGTAGCTTTCTAATCGATCTACCCATGTGGCAAAGTCAGGAAACTCCTCTAAATTATTAGCTTGCCTAAATTTTACGCACCATTCTGTTTGACCATCTTTAGCAAAAGTATAAAAGCTCACCAATCTATCGTAGGGGTTTCTGACTACCGCAAAAGTTGTAATGCAAGGCATTACTTTAGCAATCATTGGCAGACTTTCGTGATGGCCCATAAAAATAGGGTCGGCATCAAAAAATGATTTGTATTTGGTGAACCATTTAATGATGGATGTGCCAGCATTTTTAGGAATATGCACAAAAGTTAAATTGTGCTTAGGTAAAAACATTGCGGTCATATAGAATTTACATCGTAATCAAAATTGGTAATTCTTAAAAAGTATTCTGTGGGCGGTTCAAATAACTGGTTTGTATCTTCGTAACGGCTTTCTTTAATCGTATCCATCCAAATCACTTTAGCCTGCCCAAACAGTTCTCTAGTTGTTTTAGTAGGGCAAACAAAGTCTGCAATAACACTAAATCCTTGTTCAAGCAAAATATCAGACAATGCACCCATTCTTTGAGCTTGGATCATTCGACAAGAAATAGAAAAGTCCAAATCAGTCCATACACGATTACGCATATCATCAGCATTTAAATGGACTGCACCAAATCTTACGGCCAACTTTTTAGCCAAAGTTGTTTTACCTGATCCGGGCAAGCCCATAATTAGATATTTCATTTCCAAACATCCACAATAATATGAATACGATCTTCCGTTCCTTCGTTGGCTACGGAATGGAGGGTTTGATTGTTAAACCACCATATCTCACCAGGTTTCATGTGGCATGACTCGTTACCGGAAGTAAATGACACTTGGTCGTTACTTGTTACTACAAAATGGTATCGGTCATGCTTTTTAGCGTAGTTCCCTTCATCTATGTGATAACCAATATATCCACCAGGTTTAAGATTGGCTACCATCACACGCCCTAAAAGATGAATAGGGAAAAAGTCATAGACTACATTCATTGTCTTAGGATGGTAACGCTGGGAAAAATAATCTTCGCACTTCAAACTCTCAAAAAAGGTTTGATAGGTGGAGTCGTACATTACAGACTGAAACCGAAGCACAATGTCTTTGACGTTGGTATGTTGCAATGTAGGATCGTTTCTACGTAGGTTTAACCAATCCCAAAATTGACTTTTGGTTAGCTCTGCTGCAATAGGCGCAGGATCAAAAGTATCTATTAATTTGAAGTTATCCATTTTCCCCACTCCCCTCGGTTTCCTAATTGATATTGCTTGTAAAAATCTTTTAATAATGCTTCTGGCAACTGATACTTTGAAATATACAATCTAAACTTAGCCAAACCCCATTCTGATCGCCACTTACAAAGCTGGCGCACTCCCGCCTTATGTATCGCCTCTAGATCGAAGTTCCCGTTGTTTAATAACATAATCCTTCATTTCATAATAGCTATTAAAACGGGCCAATTTAGGGTCTTTACCACATTCAATTCTATACGCTTCTTCAATCTGATCGTTAGTTATTAACGGATTTTTCTTTTGTGTAATAACTGATTCTGCAACCCACTCAGCTTTAAATCCTGCCCATCCCCTCTCACAGCACATTTGCATTACATCAGAGAGGGACATTTTAGCCTTATCTGCTTCTCGTTGTAATCCTTTAAAAGCCGTTTCAGTCCATTTAGCTTTTTTGGCCTTGCGAACTGCTAAGTAATCTTTAAATAAATCATCAGATACACCTTCAGGTGTTTTTAATTGGTTCTTGGTTAATGGTTCTTGGTTCTTGGTTTGCATTGGGGGGTGTTTAGGGGGGCTATCGCCACCCTTTGCCCACCTCTTTTCAGCCCCTTTGCGACCCCCATCCTGCATAGCTTTATATTTAGCCAGCTCCTCATCGGCTCGCTTGCTATGGTAATAACCATCGTCATCCTGATAGAAAAAATCGCCCAAAATCATAACTACAGTTTCGGGAGTAGTTCTTGCCAATCTAGCTATTGTTTGTATATCTGGCGAAAAAGGCTTTTCGTTAAGGTAATACCAATCCATCATTCTTCGATAAGCAAGGTCTTCTTTATCGTTTAAATGGCTTGTGTGGGCAAGATAATCGCCAATGTGGAAGGGGTAAAAATTCACTTCATTCCTCTGTCAAAGGTAGTCAAAAAGGTGGACATGGCGGGCGGTGACTAATCGCTTTTCGGGGATGACCCTAGCCTGTCCATAGAGTTTACTACAACTTATTTCTTTTTTGTTTGTTGCTTTTTTACAACAGTTTTTTTAGGAATAGTGTCCAAAACGCTTGAAACATGAAACATTTTGCCATTACGTTCCATCATTATTGCTTCCACCAAAGTGCAAGTCATTCCTTGCTGGACAAGAAAATGCAATCCTTCCTTGTCATAATGCACGTGGACTTCGGCTGACCCGTCTTTATTTTCTTTGATTTTTTTAATTAAAATTTCCATTAGTGTTGCCCCGAAAAAGCCACAGGGCCAAGTGCATTTAACAAATCACGATGCGCTTTGACTTCGTTGGTTAAAAATGCAATTCGTTCTTGCAAAACTTTAATTTCTAGATCAGCTTGTTTAAGCATATCTATCAACATTTCTTCTCTATTCATATTAACTCCGGCCAAATTAAATGCCAGGACTGAGGAAATAAGTCCTTGCGTGTGATTAAACCATGCGACTCCTTTTCAAGAGTTGCCCCTAAAAATGCGTATTGAGATGCTGGAATGTTGTTTTTTCGCCACAAACTAACTGCTGCTGGACTTACACCCGTTAATTTGGCTACTTTGGCAGTTCCCCCAAGCAAGTCAATTATTGCTGAATCTGTAAGTTTTAGTCCCATTTAGCAATCTTACAACATAAGTAATTATTTTTGCAAAGGTATTGCAAAGTCTTGAATATTACTTAATAATGGAGATATAGCAACTTCGCTATGTCATTTAAGGGGAATTTAAATGGATGAGTTGTATCAAGTTATGACCGAAATGGAGCAACGCTTGGAAATAGCGTTAGACAACATGGAATACGGCACAGAACTGTCGCAAGACGATGTGGATGTTATTCGTGCAGCTTGTGGAAAGCCAAACAACAAGCGCAATAATCTATTGCAATCCGTGTTTGAAGATTTTGGTAATGTTTTTGGAGGTTCTAATGTCTAAATTCTTAGAACTTCGCAAGATCAATGTCAATGACCATACCGAACGTAAGGGTCGTTTTACTTATCTTTCTTGGGCGTGGGCCGTAGATCAGTTATTACAAAAAGACCCAATGGCTACTTGGTCGTATGCCGATCCTACAGTATTTGCCGATGGTTCAATGATGGTGTATTGCACAGTTCAAGCGTTTGACAAGTCAATGACTGCCATGCTTCCGGTGCTAAACCATGTCAATAAACCAATTCAAAATCCTAATGCAATGGATGTCAATACCGCTATGCAACGATGTTTAGTAAAAGCGATTGCCTTGCATGGCATTGGTTTGTATATCTACGCTGGCGAGGATTTGCCAGAGGATGAAGCACCAAACAAGTGAAGTCTAGTCAATCAATGAAGTCTGTAACAGAAGATATTTTATAAGGGGAAACACATGGCATATACACCAAAAGAAGGTTCAGGAAGTCTGTTTAAAAACGAGCGTAAGGCTTCTGATAACCATCCTGACTTTACTGGAACAGTTATGGTCAACGGCAAAGAGCATTATTTATCTGCCTGGACTAAAACATCCACTAAAGGCACAAAGTTTCTTAGCGTATCAATCGGCAAAGAAAAAATTCCACAAGGATTTAAACCAGCAGGATCAGACGAGTTACCAAAGGATGATCCGTTTATAGACGATAGCACCCCGTTTTAAAGGAAAACACTATGCAGAATCAAATTAAGAATCTTATTACCGAAAGTGCCAAGTTAAGCTGGCAACCAGTTGGCGTAGATGAAGAACAGCAACTCATTAGTTTTAAACCTGAAGATTTGTTGTCTGTAATTAAGGCGGTTCTGCACGTTGCTGCCGATATGTGCGAAAACTACTATGATTCAGAGCGTATCATTAACTATGCACAAGGAATTAAATGACTTGCCAAGTATGTAAATTCTTTGTATTCAATCAAAATGATATGATGGGAGCTTGTAAGCTCAATCCTGTGGTTGTTAATAAAATGCCTCAGGACTGGTGCGGTCAACAGATTCCAAAAGAATATGAACCAACTGTAAAAGATTGGCAAGATGCAAGTAAAAGTATTACATTAACTGTTGCTCCAAAGGCTACAACTGTTGCCCAAGAAACAACATACGATATACACACGGATGCAGTAAAACCAAAAAGGGGAAGAAAAAATGCAGGAACAAAAGAGTGAATCAGGCCATTGGTACACCAAAGATGGAGAACCAGCCTACACAATCGAACGAGCAGATGGCAAAGGGATGCGAAACACCACTTTGCGAGATGCAAAGAAGCTGGGCCTTTTACCGAGCGTTACTACCATTCTCGGTGTGGCGGCAAAGCCTGGACTCCAGAATTGGCTTCAGCAGCAGGCT